AAAACAACTAGCAGAATTGCTGGTTTCAGTAGGGTGGTGGCCGCCGCACATAGAATTTGACACACGCGACCTGCTGACCGTCATTAGTGTTTTGAATGACCAGTCAAAGGATAAAAGGCGATGAGCATAACAACTTCAGTAAACGTTTATGGAGTACAGGCCGCGCTTAAGGAACTAAATAAGATCAATCCAAAATTGCGTCGCGAGTACACAAAACGCTACAAAGACATTGTTAAGCCTGTTGTTACCCAAGCAAAAGCCAAGTTCCCGTCGGAAGCGCCGCTGTCTCACATGGCGCGCCCTCATGCACGTTTAGGCGGCTGGGATGGTGGCCTAGTCAAAAAAGGTGTGATTGCCAAGATCAACACGCGCAAAGGCAGAACTGATGAAGTTGCAGTGTTTGTAATTCAGCAACGCACAGGCTGGGGTTCGATCTTTGACATTGCAGGCCGAAACAACGCATCATCCCAGTTTGTTCAAAACTTGATGAGCAAAGGATATGGCGGCGCATCCCGGGCGATGTGGCCAGCGTACGAATCAAATGCAATACAAATTCAAGGCGCTGTGGTTGACTTGGTCGGCGATGTTATGCGCGATGTGAACAGGAACTTGGTAACTGATGGCAATTAAAATTCCAATCATTTCGGAATTCAACCCGAAAGGAATCAACGCCGCCAAAGCAGAATTTGCGTCTTTACAAGGCACAGGTTCAAAGGCGATGTTCCTGTTGCAAAAAGCAGTTCTGCCAGCCGCTGCCGCCATTGGAACGATTAGCCAGGTTATTGCGCCAGCCATTAAAGCGGCATCAGATTTTCAAGAAGCAACAAGCAAAGTAAACGTTGTATTCGGTCGCGCATCAAAGACCATTAAAGATTTTGCGAACAACGCAGCGCGAGACCTTGGCCAATCAAAACAATCTGTTCTTGATGCGGCTGGCGCGTTCGGCACATTCGGCAAAGCAGCTGGATTGGCTGGCGACGATCTGGCCACGTTCACAACCGATTTTGTAACCCTATCAACCGACTTGGCATCCTTTAACAACACAAGCCCAGAGGAAGCCGTCTTGGCTATCGGTGCAGCGTTGCGCGGTGAATCCGAACCTTTGCGTCGATACGGCGTGTTGCTTAACGATGCGGTGTTGCGTCAAGAAGCAATGACCCTTGGAATTTACAACGGCAAAGGCGCGTTAACCGCCCAGCAAAAGGTGTTGGCTGCACAATCGGCAATTTACAAACAAACAGGTGACGCACAAGGCGACTTCATGCGAACCAGCGATGGCTTGGCAAACAGTCAACGCACATTAAAAGCCACTTTTGATGACATACAGGTTGCCATTGGTCAAGCATTTTTAAAAAATGCCGAAGGTGCGACTAAAAACATTCTGTTTCTTGTTGACGCATTGAAGAAAATTCCTACGCCAACAGGGGAAGCCAGCGGAAGAATCAAATTCTTTGGCGACCAATTGAGAGCGCTTAGCAATCCGATTTTTAGTGCAGCACGCGCATTAACTTATTTAAGGCAAATAGTCGAAGGCGCAGGCCCGGCAACAGGCGCTTGGAATAATGAACTTCGCCGCAGCGCCCAACAGACAATGCGTCTGTCTGATGAGGCTGGCATATTTAACAAAAAATTACTGGAACAAGAACAAAACGTTGGCGGTGCAAAAAAGGAAGTTGAATCATTTGCTGCCGCATTAAAAGACAAATTGGGCGAAGCATTAGAGGATGCAAAAGATGCTTTGTCTGATGCGCAAACCGAATTTGCCGACTTTGCCACGTCAGTTTCCGACAGCATCAAATCAGCGTTCAGTTTTGCAGATGCCCAGACAGCAGGCGCAGAGGCAGGCGCAGGCTTCCTAGACGGCCTACGAAGCCAGGTTGCAGGGATCGTGGACTATGCAGCCAAGATCCAACAGTTGCTTGACAGCAACCTTTCCCAAGAGGCACTAGCCCAAGTTCTGGCATCAGGCGCGGAAGCAGGAACAGCAATTGCTGATCAATTGATCGCAGGCGGTCAAGCCGCCATTGACGAAACGAATGCGCTTGTGGATTCTGCAAACGCCGCTGCCGCCAAAGTTGGTTTAAACGCTGCCACCAAGTGGTATCAGGCAGGCATTGACAGCGCGACAGGCATTGTCAATGGTCTACAAGCGGAACTGGACAAACTGACACCAAAATTGATGGCCAAAATGGATGCGATTGCAGCCAAAATGAAACGCACAGTGACTATTGATGTTTTGGTTAATGAGCGCGTCAACAAGATTGTGGCAAGCGTTGGCGGAATCCCAGCAATGGCTGAAGGCGGAATTGTAAATAAACCAACCTTGGCGTTGATTGGCGAAGCAGGCCCTGAAGCAGTAGTGCCATTATCCAAAATGAATGCTGGCGGCGGTGGCGACGTGAACATCAACGTCACAGGCGGTCTGGCAACAAGTGCAGAAATTGGTCAATCTGTTGTTAATGCGTTGCGCGCATATTCCAGGAGTGCAGGGCCACTTGCCCTGAACATTGCCTGATGGCTGGCTTTCCAGTTGTCAACGCTGGCAACTATGACCTACAAATTGACACAGGTTTTACCCTTGACGCATTCACCTTGGATGATGCACTAAAAGGAATTCTGGATGACCCAGATTATGTGCTTGACGGAACAACACAATTTGCATCAGTAATTGAATCAACCCAATCTGTCAGCGTGAAGCGCGGCCGTCGCGACATTGGCGACACATTCAGCGCAGGAACAATGTCGTTTGAAATCCTTGACGTGTCGGGCATATTCAACCCGTTTGATGAACAAAGCCCGTTTTATGACGTAAACCAAAACGTGCCGGGGCTTGCCCCAATGCGAGAAGTCAAACTGATTCGATACGACAACGCCAACAACCCAGAACGGCTCTTTCGTGGATTCGTTATCAATTATGACTACAACTTTGCGTTGGGCGGTTTGGATACGGTCACTGTGTATTGCGCGGATCAGTTCTATTTGCTGTCGCAAACCTACCTAGACGAATTGAACGTGACACCCGAACTTTCAGGTGCGCGACTTGAAACCGTCTTAGATTTACCAGAAGTAGATTTCCCTACTGGAGCAAACCGAAACATCGCAACAGGAACAGTCAACCTTGGCCATGCTGCGGCATACACGGTCGCAGCTGGAACAAACGTGTTGTCGTATGTTTCGCAGGTAAACGACACCGCAGAATTTGGGCGTGTGTTTATGTCTCGTGAAGGCGTGTTCACATTTCAAAACCGTGTTGGAAACAGCATTTCGGCATCAGTAGCAGACTTTCACGATGACGGAACAAACATCCCTTACAACGGGTTAGGTATTTCGTTTGAAGCCGACGCTGTGATCAACCGTTCGGTCGTAACTGGGTTAAACGGCAATACGGCAACAGCCGAGGACACAGGATCAATTGCAACTTATTTCATCCAAACGTCAAGCATTACAAACAGCCTGCTACACGAACAAGCAAGCATTGACACGGCCGCCAGTTACTTGCTGAACGCAGATCCTGAAGCCAGATTTACTTCCGTTGAAACAGCATTTATGGCGCTAACTACAGCCCAGCGCGACACGGTGGCAGTCATTGACATTGGCGACACCGTCACTATTGAAAAGACTTTCCCTAGCGGTACAGGCACAACCCAACTTGCCCAGGAACTGTCGGTGGAAGGAATCGAGCATTACTTAGATTTAAGTTCAGGCCACAGGGTTTTGATAAGCACCGCCCCAACAACCATCGTGTATGAACTGATATTGGATAACGCAACATATGGCACACTAGATGCCCTCAATGTCTTAGGATAGGAGCACTTATGGCAACACCAACAACACTTCCAGCCAGTTTTACCGCTGGGCAGATTTTGACTGCTGCAGAGATGAACAATTTGCGTGGCGCATTTCGTACATTGCAAGTTGTAAATACCTTAAAAAACGATACTTTTTCGACTTCAAGCACATCATTTGTCGATTTGACTGGATTAAGTGCAACAATCACCCCGTCAAGCACCACAAGCAAAATATTAGTGATGGTAACAGTAAGCGGCGCGGGAACAAATGAGCCAGGTTCAGGTGGAACAGGTTATGTGATTTTAAGAAACAGCACTCAAATTGCAGTCAACACAGCTTTGCCAACAGATTTGACAGGCCAATTATCAACTCGCAATTTGGGGACAAGTACGGCAGTTACGTTAAATCATGCAACCAACTTTTTAGACAGTCCAGCAACCGTTTCTGCTATTACCTACAAAATTCAAGTTAAAGCTTCAGCAGGGACTTTGTATGTCAACCGTGACGGAGATAATGAAAATGGTTCGGTCTCGACGTTAACTTTAAT